AGTGAGGGGAAGTAACAATGTCAAAATATTTTAGATACTATCCACAAACACAATATGCTTTTGCTAATAGCAGTTTTACGATTGAGAAGTCCGTAAAGAACATCTCTCTTAAAACAACTTTGATGGATGGATTATCGCAAGATGACCCATATGCATTTCTTCGTTATACAATATCGGAAGATGAGAAAGCAGAAGACGTTGCAGGCTTCTACTATGATGATCCGTCTATGAGTTGGTTAATATATTTTGCTAACGATATTGTTGATCCATACACTCAGTGGCCGAAGTCGTATGAGAATTTTACTGAGTATTTCAGAAAAAAGTATGCAAGTCAAGCACTTCCTACAGGCACTGATGCTATCGTATGGGGGCAAAATACAACTAGAACTGATAATATCGTTCATTGGAAAAACACCGATGATGAGACCATGTTGATTAGCCCAGATTCATATGTAAGAGCACAGACATTCAATAGTGATTTTGTTGCTGGCGAATGGACTGCTGTTCGTCGTTTTGATTACGAAATGGAGGAGAACGAAACCCTGAGAAATATCCTTCTCGTGAACTCTTCTTATTCAATCACAGCATTAGAAAATTTGAGAAGTATATTAAATGGCTGAATATAACACATTTGACGTTGGATTTGGTGCAATTGCTAAGGCGACACTCAGTCGTTATGGTGGCTATGTGAATCGTATTACTGAAAAAGTATCATTCGATATATCAAACTATATCACTGAATTATACTTTTCAGAGTCGATTAATGCACCAGTCATGATGGGTCAAATGAAGTTGTTAGATAGTTATGGTCTTATTGATAACTTCCCCATTCTTGGGGAAGAAATATTCAATCTTACTTATGTTGATTTTTTTGGCAAGGAAATATCTCAAGAGTTTTTAATTTATAGTATAAGTGATGCTGTACCTGGAGAACAACAAAAATTTATGTACTACACTTTGAAGTTTGTATCTGCACATCATTTTCTAGATGCGAGTAGAAAGGTTCAGAAGAGTTATGAAGACAAAACTATCAAAGAGATGATTCAATTAATATTCGATGAATATTTAGTTGATGATATAAGATTTCCAAAGACTACTAACGAAATTGAGATTGAAGATACTGCTGGGGAACAAACGATTGTTATACCTTCTTTGCATCCTATTGAAGCTATCACCTTTCTATCAAGAAGGGCATTCTCTGATGTTAATAAGAGTTCTAACTATTACTTCTATCAGACACGAGAAAAGTTTAAGATGAAAACTCATGAGCAAATGATAAAAGATGGTACAAAAAACGCAATCGAATATACTTATGATGCAGCATTGCTCGCAAATGATATTAAAGACAGGTCTGCTGGTATGCATAATTTACTAGGTTTAAAAATACCCAATAGATTGAATACCATAAGAGAGCTTGCTTCTGGCGCACAGTTAACTGATGTTATTGAAATAGATTTTTTAAACAAGCAGATGCTACATAATCCATACACTTACTCCGCTACGGATTATACTCATAATGAAAAACCTCCTATCACGCTTCCACACACTGAAAAATTTAGACAAGACTTCTTTGAATTAGTTGATGGGACAGCGCTGGCACGTCCATCAAAATCACATATGGTTTTTGTAGATTCTGATAGACCAAATCAAAGATATGTTGATATAATTGCGCCAAGGGTATCTAATCTCTACTATTACAACGAATTTACACTGGAGGTGGAAATTTACGGTAGAAATGATCTTTTTGCTGGAGATATTATCAAATTGAACATATATGAGTTCGCACAAATTGTTGATAATAAACAGCCAGAATTTAACAAAGGATTTTCTGGGCATTGGTTAGTTAATACTATTGATCATATTATTGATATTGATAAAGTATATAAATGTAAATTAAAATTATCAAAAGATTTGCCCAAAGGTGATCGTGAGGTTCAGAATAATGGCTGAAAAAGGTTTTAGAAATTTACTTTGGTTTATGGGCGTCGTAGAACAGCGAGACGAGCTGGATAGGCTTGGGCGTGTTCGTGTTCGTTGTTTTGGTATTCACCCGGACAGTAAAGAAGATGTCCCTACACATACTTTACCTTGGGCAATTCCTATTATTGGTAGTTATGATTTCAACTATAAGCCACCACTTGAAGGGTCGTGGGTGTTCGGATTTTTTCTTGATGGTGATGATGCTCAACATCCAATGCTTCTTGGTATTATGCCCGGTATGCCTACGACGTTTCCTGATTCTACTCAAGGATTCAATGCAAGTAAAGATAACAATCCTAAACCAGAGAATGCATACAGCCCAGATATATCTAGACTTGCAAGATCTGAAGAACTTAGCGAAACTCATGTAGTAACACAGCACATCACAAAAGAAGATATTGAACCTAAACCTCCATATAATGCTAGGTATCCTCATAACAAAGTACAGGAAACTGAGTGTGGCCACATTATGGAATTCGACGATACACCGGCATCTGAAAGAATTAACATTCGACATAGAAAAGGCACATTTCTTGAAATTGGACCAACTGGTACACAGACAAACAAGATTGTTGGTGATTCTGTAACAATAACTGAGAGAAACGGCAAAGTGCTAATAAAAGGTGCGTCTGATGTTACTATCAGAGGAGCATCTAATATCACTGTTGAATCTGATTGCAACTTGAATGTCGATGGTAATATGACAACAACTGTACACGGCGATTATAGATTAAATGTTGCTGGTGGTATTTACATGAACTCTGGTGATACTTTCTCACAAAAAAGTTCATCTATCACACAAGAAGCTTATCTCGATGGTTACAATCTCTATGCCGAGGAGAACGTTGTAACTCAATCAGGAAAAGGTAATATTCATACTACCGCAACAACGGGTTTCATTTCAGCGTATGCTAAAACGGACCTAAGATTCGAGAATGGAGCTAACACATATTTCAATACAACGGGTAAATATAATATCAAGTCTGCTAATAATATTGCTATTGAATCTGGCACCGATAGTAAAATTGATTTAAATACTAATGGTGCAGTTGAATTTGACCCAGGATATAGTGGATACGTTAGAGGTATTCTCACCAGTTATACTAAACCATCTGGTAAAAGATCTTCGTTAAGACCACAGAAAAAACTTAATCCTATCGCTAGAAAGTTTCCAGTAGTAACAAAATTTAAAACTCAAGAATATTCATCAATTATGGACGATGAATCAGTTGGCCATTCTAATGAAGATGAGAATTACTAATTATGTCTTTAACGTCAATCAAGATCAAGACTATCTCAGCATTTGAAATTGCTAATAAGATGGCCGCTGGAGAAACTCAATCCGCTGTAGCAGCACTCAACTCTATTATACCTTCTGCCGCTTTCCCTTTAGATCAAATGTTCTCTTTGAAAGAAAGCTTGCAAACTACTATAGAAGGTCTGTCGGTTAGTGATGCAATTGGGCTATCTTCACTAACAGCATCATTAGAAACAGCATCAAGTGCAGATATTTCTACAATTCTATTTCAATCAGGCGTCAATCCGGACACGTTTTCAGTAGAAAATTTTAATCTCGACCTTTCTTCGTTGACAGATTTTCAAAGTAGTGCAATGGGAATTGCAGCAAATTTAAAGGGTGGTTGTGACGCACTTTTAGAATTAGAAAGTTTGGCTACTGGTGCTGGCGATTTATTTGGCGATCTTGACCTTGATTTGGATCTTGATTTGGATCTTGATTTGGACGTTGGTAAAATAATTAAACCAATATCTGAGTATATGGAAGAATTGGCAAAGAGTGTAGAAGATGCTGCTGGAGCTGTTGCAGAGCAATTTGATCAGTTAGCAAGTGTAAAGTTTGACAGTATTGCAGGCCAAATAGGATCAGCTGCCGAAGCTGTGGTGGGAGCAATAGCAAATGATGTTGAATCCATAATAAGTGATGTTCAGTCATTAGCTGCATTTGATTCTGGATCAGTTGACATATCAGGGTTTCTCGAATCTTTAGACTTAGAAGCGAAAGCAATAACAGCGGCATTCGAAAGTTCTATTGAAAATATTCTTGGAAGTGTTCAGCCAGATTTATCTGCGCTTAAAGATTCCGTTAGTAATTGTTTTCAACATACTAAAAAGGTGAATGAAGCTACACTTAAAAATGTTGAGGCCTCAATTAAAGACTTGGGCGAAGGACTGCCAGAGGTTTCCGAAGGGGCTTTAATAGCTATACAAAATAAATTATTACAAACCACAGGTGAGGTAAAGGCTTTATTCACTGACGATAATAAAAACATAACAAAAGCATTAAGTGCAGCAATCACAAACTCTATGCATAGCAATAATCCAAATGCTTCTCCGAAGAAGATACTAGCAACAACTGCAAAAATTATTGCGTCAGGAGCAAGAACTCAAGATGAAAAATTAAATAAAGCAGTTGGTGAAATTAAAGCAATAGTGAAGGCAGTTCCAAGTTTCGTTTCGGGTGCTGACCGAAAAGCACTTATGGATGCCTCTGCCAGGGCCATACCTGATAGGACAGACAGAAACTCACAAGCACAAACCCATAATACTAAAAACAGCATCTATCCAGAAGAATATTTTGGTCTAAGCGACTTTGCTAAACATAATTCAGCTAAGATCACTTCCCTCCATCCTATTGTAAGAGATAGAGTTGCTAATGCGGTGAGGTCCTTTGTTTTAGAATATAAAGAAAAAGGAATTGATATAAAAATTATAAGCGCCACCAGAACCGTAGAGAAGCAGAAACAACTTCGAAAAACTAATTCACTGGCTGCAAAAAACTCTTGGCATAGTTATGGTGCTGCCATTGATATCAACGTATATAAACACAGTAAAAATAAACCCGTTTGGAATTATAATGCTGAGGGTAAGCGGACAACCCCCAATTCTGGTAACATTAAACAATATTATACCGGCATCGCAAGACTACATTTTGCAAAACATGATATGTTGAATAAACTTGATGGTACGTGGGGTAATAGTAAAACCATGGATCCAAATCACTTCATGCCTGTAGAATGTTGGGGGTTGAGTCCTGCAACCCCAACGTTGGGGTTGAAGGCTGGCGCAGGAGAGGACAACGGTTTAGCCAAACTGCTCACCCGTAAACCAATAAAACCACTTGATTTAAGTAGTAATACAGAAAAAAATAATAGCGAAAAAGCAAAACGCAAAGCAGAAAAATTTTACGGTAAATCACTGACAGATAAAGAATGGAATTTTTTAGTGCGTGCTACAGTAGCAGAGTCATCGTCTAATCCACAAGAGCAGGCTCAGATAGCTGGGGTTATCTTAAACAGAGCAAGAACGGGCGGATGGTACGGCGGTAATGTTGTCGCAGTTCTAGAAAAAGATTGGCAGTTTCAGGCAGTAACAGGAGTTGATGCCTTTCCGAAAATTAAGGGGTTCCAAGGCACTGGACCACATGACAATTTTACTACGCCATCAAGAAATACTATAAATAAAGCAATCGAAGCTATATCAAAAAATATACCGACTTCGGATAAAAAGTTTTTAAATTTTGCATCTAACAGTCTAAATGCTTATGGCGAAGGTACTAACCCGGGTTTTCGTGAGCAGGTGAGCAACTCGCCTAATTCTAAAGTTATTGGTGGAACAATATTCGGAACGGTCAAACCATAAAAATAATCTTAAAGAAGAAATACGCTGATTAAATATTATAAATAAAAAGAAAACTGGAGATTGCTTCATATGGCAACGCCATTAACACAAAGAGTTGTATACTCGGACTTCTTTACGGACTTGGATAGACATCCAATTCGTAGTACAGTCTTACGCAAAACAAATGTTGATGCTGTAAAACAGTCTCTTCGAAATCTTATGTTGACTGATAAAGGTGAGCGTCTATTTCAACCAAATCTTGGTGGCAATATTCGTGCTATGTTGTTTGAGAATATTACAGCACAGACATTCTTAACGATGCAAGAGCATATACGAGATGTTATCGAAGCACATGAACCAAGAGCAGATGTTATTGATGTAGTTATTGCTCAAACTTCGCAAGAGCATGAAGTTCAAATCAGCATCGTATTTCGTGTTGTCAACGTACAAGAACCCGTTACGTTAGAATTACTTTTAGAAAGAGTGAGATAAAATGGCAGGAACTATTATCTCGGAACTTGATTTTAATCGAATCAAGAGTCAGTTAAAAACATTTCTTCAGGGTCAAGCACAGTTTGCTGACTACGATTATGACGGGTCTAATATGTCCGTCCTTCTTGACGTGTTGGCGTACAATACATTTCAGAATAGCTTTTATACGAACATGGCTCTCGGCGAGATGTTTCTCGACTCAGCGCAACTAAGAGATTCTGTTATATCTCATGCAAAAGAGTTGAACTATCTACCAAGGTCATACAGGTCATCAAACGCAAGAGTCACGCTAACGTTTGATCCAAGTGATAGCCCAGCATTCATTACAGTACCAAAATATACGAAGTTCACAACAAACGTTGATGGCAAATCGTACACATTCAGCACAGACCAAGTGTATACTGTAACGCCAAATTCTGGTGTGTATTCTGTCAGCGATGTTACTCTCTACGAAGGCAGAATTGAAAAAGAATATTATGATGTTACATCAAGTACGAAATATATCATCTCGAACAATAGAGTAGATACAAATAGTGTCGTGGTAAACGTATATGCTTCTGCTGCTGCTAGCGCTGAAGTTAATGCATACGTTTTGAAGCCAAATCTCTTTGACGTTGGTTCAATAGATAAAGTTTTCTATCTACAGCCAGCAGAGCAGCAACGCTATGAACTAGAGTTTGGTAACAATGTGTTTGGTAGAGAACCTCTAATCGGTGAAGTTGTAGAAGTCGTCTATCGTATTGCAACAGGCGAAACGCCGAATGGTGCTACAACATTTTCGCCAAGCGCATCAATACAAGGATATACAGCAACAGTTGCAACAACATCAAACTCTACTGCTGGTGATAAAGAAGAAACCTTAGATTCGATCAAATTTTATGCTCCTAAATCTATTCAAATTCAAGATAGAGCAGTTACAGAATCTGATTATGAAAATCTTCTGAAAAACAAGTTTTCTGAAATACAAGCAGTATCAGTTCAAGGCGGCGAAGAACTAACTCCGCCACAATATGGTAAAGTTGTGGTTCACGTTGATATTCAAAATAGTGATGGAGTATCTGACAGTGCTAAAGAAAAGTATAGAAAGTTTCTAAAAGAGCGCACGCCACTTGCGATTGACCCGATAATTAGGTCTCCCAAATTTCTTTATGTTGCTCTTGATACGACTGTATACTACAACACGAAAACTTCAGATGCTACTAATTCTGAAATAGACTCGCTTGTTAGAAATGTGATTGCATCTTATAATGTAACTCACTTGAGTGATTTTAAAAAGAATGCTAGGCAATCTCGAATTGCTCGTGTCATTGATGATACAAATGCTTCTATCATATCAAATGACACAGAACTTAGAATGATTATTGATTTTGTTCCTATTATAAGTACTGCTTCAAGTATTACTGCTGACTTTGAAAACTCTTTGATCTTAGATCATCCTTTGACTGCTGGCGAAGATATAAATCGCCATAAACCAGCAATCAAAACATCTAGCTTTTTTTACGGAACTCAAACAGCATATATACAAGACAATGGCGCAGGCGTCTTAGAAGTTCTTACTAATACATTAGACGGTTTCAGTACATTGAATGGTAATGTTGGAAGCGTAGACTATACGACAGGGCGTGTAATTATTCGCAATTTAGATGTGAACTTTTTCTCTGGTAGTGCTATCAAAATTTATGCTAGACCGGAATCGCAAGATATTATTGGACCAGCAAGTAAAGTTATTTCAATCCGTGATGTTGATGTTAGTGTAACAGTAGAGGCTGCGACTCAATAATGCATGACCTATCAAAAACTATCTCAGAGTATATTGAACAGCAGTTTCCTGCTGTTTATCGGGAAGACGGACCAAATCTAGTTGCTTTCACGAAAGCATACTATGAGTTTATGGAAAGCACCTCAACGTCTCCGTTGACGCTCAGTCGCTCTATGTTTCAGAACAGAGACATTGATGAGACATTAGATAGTTTCTTAGTGCATTTTAAAGAGAAATATCTCGCACAGTTTCCGTATGCGAAAGCTGTAGATAAAAGATTTATCATCAAGCATATTATGGATTACTATCGTTCAAAGGGTACTCCAAAAGCAACAGAACTTTTGATTCGTATGTTGTTCAACGAAGAAGCTTCAGTATATTATCCTGCTGATGATATTCTTCGTGCTTCAGATAGTAAGTATAAGATTCCAAAATATATTGAAGTCACACAGTCCACAAGGTCTGCTGGGTTTATCGAGAATCAAATCACGGGTTCTAGATCTGGCGCTACTGCTTTCGTTGAAGGTCTTGTAAAGAAAAGAGTTCAAGGTCGTATCATTGATATTCTTTATATCAGTAATATCAAAGGCACATTTACAACAGATGAGTTAGTTAGTACTGACGGATTGCTCACAAACGCCCCAAAGATTATCGGCTCACTATCTTCCATGAACGTTGTTAATGGTGGTAGAAATAACGCCGTTGGTGATGTGTTCGATGTAATTCATGACACTGGTAGACAAGCTAAAGTTCGTGTTACTGGTATTGAGGATGCTACGGGTCGTGTTGATTTTGAACTTGTAGATGGCGGAACAGGTTATACGCTTAACGATTTAGATGACGGCGACATTCTAGACGATTACACCGATGTTCGAGTTGCTACAGCGATGATTGCTGTTGATAACTCAAACATATCAAATCAGTTTATTCCGTTTGAGACTGTAAAGCAAGAGCGTGAGATTGTCGCACTACTCAGCGCACAAGATTTTGCTGATGAATATTTTGATAACGTAGCAAATACAACAGCAATTGCTGATGACTATGCGTTAGGTGTCAAAACATATGTCCAGCAACATACGGCAAGTGGTAGTAACGGCCCTCATTTTGCAAGACCAAGTGCTACAGATGGAGACGAACTTTTAGTTCTTGTTGATGATGTGTTGGTTGCAGAATCTCTATATTCCACCAATGCAACACACGTTATTTTTGGTAGTGACCCAGCTGATGACAAAGTTGTAAAAATAATAGAATACTCTGAAGTTGCCAATGGTAAAATTGTAGTGTTGAGCGATGATGCTGCAAGCACAAGCGCAACTCTTGTGATCACAAGTGGCACGTTTGCTGCTCAACTCTCTATTGATACAGCAGATAATACAACACTATCTGCTGGTGAAATTGTAGATGAAGAATCTACAGTTGTTTTATATCATGAAGAGAACGGAAGCACTGTGTTTGCTAATGGCGATAAAGTTGAAATGAAGGCGTTGACAACTCCAACTACTGGACCTGCATATATTTCATCATATGCATATGGATATGTAGCATCGTCAAACACTACTTCTGCGACACTTGGACCTTCTTGGGGTACATTTACACCTACCAAAACAGCAAGTGTTTATTCTGCGAACGGTACTGTAGTCGCAGCTAAAACAGAAACTATTACTAGCGTTGTTATCTCAACAGCAGGGGCAACCGGTATTGCCACATCAGCATCAGATGCTAATACTTGGAGCATCGAAGTCGTATCTGGAGCATTTACTGCAACTAAGAAAATACGAGGTCGAGAGACTAAAGTTGAAGAGACGATTAGTGCTGTAACAGCAACTGGTGCTTCTGATGTTTGGTACAACGGTGTTGTAACAGCAAATGGTGTGATTGATACGATTGCTAACAACACCGTGACTGGTATTGTTGTTGGCCAGAACACAACATACGTTGGTGTGTATAGTAATACTTCAGCATTCTCGTATGTTGAAGGCGCTGGTATGACGATTAAAACATCTCGTGAAGACTTGAAAGAAATCAATCTCGTAGCCCAACCAAATCTAGAACTCACAATCAACGCTCTTGGAACTGGTGGTGGAGCAACATTCCAGCCAGGCGCATTAGAGAACGAAGAAACTGTAACGCTAAACACCGATTTTATTGGAGCCAATAACATTGCTAATCATGCTTTCTTAGATATGAGAGTTACAGGAGCAAATAGTAGCGTTGGTTTCGTGAGTACAATCACGATTACAAATGGCGGCACTGGATACGCAAACGGCTCGACAGCCAGTCCTAACGTTACGTTTACTGGCGGTGGGTATGCTGACGGTAGTCCAGTTGTATCAGCAGCAGGCTTTATCACAACAAACGGTAGTGGTGTTATCACTGCTATCACAATAAACAATGGCGGTGAAGGACACTATACCACGCCAACAATCGTATTGCCAGATAATAGTGGTGGAACAGATGCTGTTGTAGTTGTCAATATGAGCCATGGTTATGGGTTTATCAGAAATCCAAACGGAAATTCGACAACTGCGTTTAATCTACTATTCACATTTGATGATTTTACAATGGGCACTATAACATCGTTGACAAGAATTAATCCAGGTACTGAATATAACACTAACCCATTCATTTCAGTGCATAATAAATATATCGCAGCATATGACAGAAAAAACATTTATCTAAACATCACTCTTATCACGAGTAACTTTACGCCCGGTGAAATCATTCAACAAGATGGTACAGAGAAAGGTGTTATAATCTCTGCAAATAGTAGTGTATTACTTCTAAAAAGGACTCGTTTTAATACAAGTTGGAGTACCTCTAACATTATTGGTAAAAGTTCTGGCGCTATTGCAGGGTTTGCCGCTGGTAATGACAGTATCGACTTAACCTCTCGTTCGATGGGAGACAATGCTGTTATCACAGGTGATGTTATTGTCGCTGATGGTGTTGCTACTGGGGTTGAAGTCTTAGATTCTGGTTATGGCTACTTAGGCAATCAAGCAGTGTCGCTCACAAGTAATACTAATCAGTTTGTTATTACAGCTAACTCAGTTGTAGCAACAGAAGGCACCGGCACAGGCTTCTGGGAAACAACTACATCACATCTTAGTGATGTTTCGAAAATACGAGACAATAAATATTATCAAGAATATTCGTATGATATTCAAACTGGCGTTTCAATTAATCGATATCGAGACATTGTAAAAAAAGTGCTTCATGTTGCAGGCACTGAATTATTTGGTACAGTAGTAAAGAACAGTGTTATAAATACTAATATTACTACTGCTACTTCGACAACTGATACCGTATCCACATCATAAAGCAAAGAAAAAGATCTAGATGACGAAATTAGTTACAAACAAATTCAAGACACATATGGCTGCTCAATTTATTGAGTCTGTTTCAGAGTCTTCAAACAGTTTATACTACGTATTTACTGGCGAGACTTTGCCCTTTGCCGACGACAATGCGCCACCTGCCCCTGCGGACAGTACGTTTGGTGTGCATAATGACGTATATGATAATATTCTTTTTGGTAAGAAAATTGTTTCAGATGATGTAAAGCATATGATTCGCCGTGTTAATTGGGTATCAAGTAATACATATTCTGCTTACAGCTACACTGGCACAACTTTAGAAACCGATAACTTTTATGCCATCTCAGAAGAGAGTGGCAACTATGCCGTTTTCAAATGCTTAGATAACAACGGTGGTGCTGCTGCAACTGATAAACCATTGTTCTCTGAGACATCAGCAGACGATGAGTTTTATCAAACTACTGATAAGTATGTATGGAAGTTGATGTACAACATTTCAGCAGCAGATTGGGCTAAGTTTGCTACAAACGATTTTGCTCCTGTTATTCCTAATGCTAATGTATCTGCAAATGCAGTTAGTGGTTCTATTGAAGCAGTGATTATCAACAGTGGTGGCGCTAAATATAACGCATACGCAAACGGCACATTCAAAGAAGTTTCTGTTGCGGGTAACACACTAATACATGGTCTTGAAAGTTCCAGTGTAACACTCAGCGCTAACACAGATTTCTATAAAAATAGCACACTCTATGTTAGGTCTGGTACAGGTGCTGGCCAAGCAAGAGATATTTCAGAATATATCGTTACTGGTTCTGAACGAAGAGTGTTGATTAACCCAGCATTTACTACGGTACCAGATACATCTTCTGTCTTCGAAATTGGTCCTGGTCTCACAATCAAAGGCGATGGCGACGATGCAGTTGTGGTTGCTACGATTGATACAACAGCAAATTCTATTTCAACAATCGAAGTTGTTAATAGAGGTTCTGGATATTCTTTTGCTGATATTATTATTTCAAGCAATGGTGATAGTATCACAGCAGCAAATCTCACACCAAGTCTCTCTCCACCTGGTGGGCATGGGTCTGATGTAGTCAATGAACTATACGCATCTCGTGCAGGCATCTCAGTAACATATGCTAATAACGAATCAAATACAATACCAACAACGAATGATTATCGCTCTGTTGGTATTCTTAAAGACCCATTATTCGCAAATGTAGAACTCACACTGACAACATCAACAGCATCATCGTTCTTAGATGGCGAAACAGTCATTCATTATGTGCCACAATCATCAAATACACTTCTTCGATCTTATACCTACACGCTCTCAAGATATCAAACTCTCACAGTCAATACATCTACACTGACTGGATTCACTGCTGGTAATAAGATATCTGCTGATACGAAGGGCGGTATGGTTATCGCTTCAGGTTCTGCTGCTAACACAATTAATGTAAGATTAAATGAGGGAAGCGCCGCTTTTGCTGCTACTGATTTTATTGGTAACAACACAATTACAGAAGCTGTTAGTAGTGTAACTGCCGCAAATCCTGCTGTGGTTGCAACAGTAAACGCACATGGTCTTTCAAACGGCGCTAATGTATCATTCCATGGTTTGAATGGCACTAATTTAGATGATGACGCCTCGCCAACTACTTATTATGCTAAGACAATAGATGCAACATCATTCTCTGTGTATACTGATGCTGGATTGGCAGTACCTTTCAACAACAGTAGCGCATCCGGCGGCGTTGCAGGATTCGTTACAAATGGCAAAGACGTATTAGATATTAATGTTGTAGCATATGCTCATACTGGTAACAATGATCCAATTATAAGAAAAGATGATGCTAACAACGCTTTTGGCTTTAGTTCAAACCTACCGTTGACATCTATAGTAAAAAGAAACAATTTGGTTGCTGCTCACACAACAACCTCTACAACATTCACACTCACTGATATTACGCTTGTACCTGCTAGTGATGTAATTACAATTGAAATATATACTAATACAGAAACTGTCACTCTTCCAGATTACATTGGCAGAACAACTGCTGAAGTAAGTAACAGAGCGGGCGATGTTTTAAGATTGCGTAACATTCGTGGTGATTTTGCAACAGGTTATAAAGTCAAAGGGCTTACTTCTGGCATTGTAGCAGAAATTGAAGCAATTGATAGAAGTTTCAGTACGTTCAATCAATTGACTGAAATGGCAGTTCAAATCGTTGATGCTGGTACTGGTGATACGGGCGTTGCTAATACCGGGTTTACAATCGACCAGTTTGTAACACAAGACCAAGGTATTGCTGGTCCAGTTCAAGCTGCTGATGGTACTACATACGCTCACGGCACAGTGTTCGCTGTTTCAAATACAATCACTCGTTTTGTGAGTAGTATTACAGCAGCAAATCCAGCGGTTGTTACAACAACAGTAGCGCATGGTTATTCTAACGGTCAAGTATTAGCTTTCAGAAGTCTTAACGGATCAACGTTTGCTAATACAGTTCCGACATATTATGCTGAAATTAAAACTACTACATCGTTTTATGTTACAAGTGACGCAGCGCTTACAACTCGCATTAATAACAGCGCTAATACAGCAGCAAGTACAGGAACTATTATTGCTTCTGGTATCGGCTCTATTGGTGCAAGCGCTTATAGAACGTTCTTCTTGAGTAATGTCAAAGGTATATTCGGTATATCTGATGATGCGTCTGCCACAGTGAATACATTTGTTTCAAATACGTCAAGTGGTGGCACCGGAGCATCTGCGAAGATTACAAGTCGTATTGACGGAGACCTTGTAGATAACTCCGGCGAAGTTATATATAAAGAAAACATATCGCCAGTCGCTAGGTCTAATGACCAATCTGAAAAAGTAAGAATTATTTTAGAATTCTAAAGGGATAAGAAATGGGATTAGATACCAATTTTAACCAAGACCCGTATCATGATGACTATGATGCTGATAAAGATTTCCATCGAGTTCTCTTTAAGCCGGGCGTTGCTGTTCAGGCTCGTGAACTAACACAGCTACAGACAATTCTTCAAAATCAGATTGAGCGTTTTGGCGACAATATTCTCAAAGAAGGTACAATCGTAAAGGGTTGTAGTTTTATCTATTTGACCAGACTTCCTTATGTAAAAATTAAGGATTTGCAAGTTGATGGTCAGCCTGTTGTTATGTCTAACTATCCAGAGCTTCGTGCTGTTGGTCTTTCTACTGGCGTTGAGGCATATGTTCTTCTTGCTCAATCTGGTTTAGAAACACAAACGCCAAATTTAAATACCTTATTTGTTCGTTATGTAAAAAGTAGTGGTGCAAATAAGACTTTTTCTTCGACGGAACAGATTCGTCTTGAAAACTTTACCTCTGCCGCTGTTATTACAACTGTCGAAGCAGCAGGCACAGTAACAGGCGAAACTACAACTACTATTGGTAACGGTGTTGGTCTAAAAATATCTGATGGCGTCATCTATCAAAAGGGTTCTTTCGTATTAGTCGATGAACAAACTATCGTTGTTGAAAGATATAGCATATCACCAGATAATATCTCTGTTGGTTTCGTTACAAAAGAAACTATCATCAATAGCTTTTCTGACACAACTCTTTTAGACAACGCTCAAGGATACAACAACGCTAACGCTCCTGGTGCTGATAGAATTCAACTAACTCCAGTCTTGACCGCTAAAACTACAGCGCTTGCAATTGCTGATGAAAATTTCTTCACGATAATCGAATATCAGAATGGGCGACCAGTCAGAATTAAAGATTCTACGCAATATTCTGTCATTGGAGAAGAATTTGCTAGACGAACTGAAGAAGAATCTGGCGATTATGTCATTGAGAATTTTCCATTATCAATAAAAGCGGGTTCTAATTCTAGCTTTTTGGATATTGGTGTTGGGAAAGGTCTTGCTTATGTTGGCGGTAAAAGAATCCAAACTTCTGGAACAATTGACGTTCAGATTGATGCTGGTACCGAATTCGAAAGCGTTGATGAGCAGAACATAACAACCAATATTGGTAACTATGTAATTGTTGATGAAATGATGGGGCATTTTCCTTTTAATCATATCGTTAATGTAGCACTATACAATACCGCACAAAACGTTTATGCTGGCACCCTTACTGCGACTCCATCCGGTACCGCTATTGGCACAGCTAAAATTAGAGGTATTGAATATCATAGTGGTACAATTGGCACTAATACCTGTAAATATAAGGCTTATATTTTTGATATTAAAATGTCAAATGCTTCGTATACATTTGATACTCACGTCAAGCATATATGGTACGATGCCACAGTAGACGCCAAGGCTGATATTGTTTTAGATAATAGTAAAGCAAAACTATACGAAGTATCGTTTAAAAGAACTTTATGGACTGTAGGTCTCTCGTCTATCAAAACGATCCCAACAAGCACAGCAGATTTCGTTTACAGAACAGTAAAATCTACTGGGCTAGTAGTATCTGATGGCGGTGCATTAACTATCACATTGTCAGGCACAGACCGTTGGACATATGGCGCTTCTGCAACATTAACCGCAGCACAAAAAGAAGAAATCGTTTTAATCTGTAACGAAACAGTTACGAACTATACTTTAGGTAAACCAATTCCCATAGCTGGTGCCGTTACTACAAGCTCAGATGCTAAAACTTTAACTGTTGCCATTGGAGGCTCCAATCCAGGCGATGCGATGGACGTTATTGCCTACTACAATGTGAAAAAGATTACTGCTGCTCCTGCTGAAAAGGTGACAAGAACTGCGTATATAAAAGTGGACGCCAGCGCACCTGCCAATATCACTGGTACTTATTCACTTGGTATGCCCGATGTATATAAAATTCTAGCAGTATATAAAGGAACAGGCACTGCTTACAGCGAAACAGCAAACTCTACTAACGTTGACGTGACTAGTAACTTTATTTTGTTTCCCAATCAAAGAGATGCTTATTATGACAATTCGTATGTAAAGAAGAAGTCTGCTCTAACGATTGCCACTACTGATAATCTACTATTCAAGGTTTCTGTATTCCAAGAAAACAACTCTAGTGGCGATGGATATTTCAGCGTAGATAGCTATACGGATATTGATCCTGAAGATATTCCTACGTATGAATCTGAATTTGGCGTATCATATGACCTTAGAAATGTTGTTGATTTCAGACCCTATTGTGTTAACACTTGTGTAGTTTCAACAACAATTGGCAATGCTAATGTATCTGCTACTGCTGTAGGTTCTGCTGTAACTTTCCCTGCTGCTGAACAATATGTTGTTGCACCAAATCAGAATATGGAAATTGATTACGAATATTATCTACCAAGAATTGATAGGCTCTTTCTTGATAGTGAAGGTAATATTAAAGCAATCAAGGGTGTTGCATCAGATAATCCAACAGCCCCGTCTCCTCCTTCAATGGGTATGCCTCTCGCTGTTATTAAAGTTCCGCCATTTCCTTCTTTGACTTCATTTGTTGCTAATAGAGCAGGTAAGCCCGCATATGCAGTAAAACTTATTCGTGATAACGTGAATAAGGGCTACACTATGAGAGATATTTCAAGATTAGACCGTAGAATTTCTCAATTGGAATACTATACTGTTTTGAATGCTCTTGAAACTGAGACAAAAGACAAAGAAATCTTAGATGAAGCTGGATTAAATCGATTCAAAAATGGTATCGTCTCGGATAACTTTGAGAATTTGCGTTTCTCTGAAGTGACTTCTCCTGAATTTTCTGCTGCTATTGACCCAGCATATAAAGAGATTACCCCAAAAATAAGACAGTTCGATATTGACCTTAAAGTAGCCGCCACAAGTAATGTAACAAACTTTGGCAATACTCTTATGTTGTCTAAAACTGACGTTTCTTTAATCAACCAAAGCTATGCTACAAAGACTAGAAATTGCGTTGGCGACTTCTATTCATTCTCAGGCACGCCATTCATTTCTCCAGAATATGATGCTGGTTATGATCTAACAAGAGCGCCAGATTACAATTTGGATATTGATCTCGCTGCCCCTTTCATGGATTTTGCTGAAGCAATAAATGAATTTGTTCCTCTCACGCAGGTGAATCGTTCAGTTGCAACAAATGTTGTAACTAATAACGTAGCCGCTACTAGAGCAACATTTGGTGGCACATCAACTACAATCACAAGAACAACCACACAAACTGTTAACGAACTTCAAATTGGTATGGGGTCTGAGTCAACTCAACAAGTAGGCGACTTCGTAACAGACGTGCAATTTAAACCCTTTATGAGAGAACGAGAAATAAAAGTTCTTGTGTTTGGTCTAAGACCCAGCACTACTTTTCACTTCTTCTTCGATGGCGATAATGTTGATGCTCATGTAGCATCTGCCTTAGGAACTACATTAAATGGACTGAAACGTTCTTCTGTATTCAATACTGCTGTTACCACAGATGCATCTGGAATTCTAAAAGCAATCTTTAGAATTCCAGCGAGCACGTATTTTGTTGGTGATAGAAAATTGGAAATCTATGATGTAAGTAGTTACACTGATAGAAATACTGCAATTTCTGCCTGCTCTGTAACATATAGTGCATTTAACTATTCTGTTGAAAAGCGTGGTCTGAATGTAAATACTCGCACACCAGATATTGATATAAGTACTACATCTAGTCAAAATGTTTCTGTAACTAGTTCGTTTCAAGAGATCGACAACGATCCTAATGGTGATGGGGGTAACAACGGTGATGGCGGCGACCCAATCGCTCAATCATTCCTAATCAAGTCAGCTATGGTAAAGAATGATAACGTTTTATACGCATCAAAGATTGACTTGTATTTCCAAACTAAATCAGCAACTGCTGGGTTCACACTATACATACCAGAAGTAGAGAATGGCATATTAACATCTAGAGTTTTGCCATTCTCTAAAGTTCACGTCAATGCAAGTGATGTTAATGTTTCAGTAGATGGATCTGTTGCGACTACCGTAACGTTCCCGTCTCCTCTTACTCTGGTGGTTGGGTCAGAGTACGCCTTTGTTGTGAAACCAGACGGCAATGACCCAGATTACAGAATTTGGATTGCTAAGACTGGTGGAACAGACGTTATTACGAGCAAACAGATTACTCAAGATGTAAACGATGGTGTGCTATTTACATCAACTAATGCTAGGACATGGACTCCACATCAAGACGAAAACATTAAATATAACCTTTACATGGCAAACTTCTCATCGGCATCTGGCCATGTTGATTTAACAAATAAGGAAAGTGAATACTTTAGTGTTGGAAGCACTTCTGGAACGTTTTCAAACGATGAATACGTGTTCGTAAATGATACAGTTGTGTCATCGCAAACTGTTAATATCGCTGCTGGTAGCACAACAATCGCTGGTGTCGGTACAAAGTTCTCATCTTACTTTAACGTTGGTGGGCATATTGTTGCTGCTGCTAATAGCACTGTATTTGATGTGTTGAAAATCTCAGCTATAGCGTCTAATACAAGTATGACTGTTGAAGATGTTCCTAAATATTCTAACACAGTTGCTACTTTCTTTAAGTCTATTGTTGGTAATGTAACATTATTCGATAACAATGATCCTGCCATTCTCTATCTTGATAACTCAACAGCAATAGCAGCTAATAAATTTGCTGCTGCTGATGTATTGGTTGGGGCAACATCTAATGCTCGTGCAACAATATCAAGTGTTGATGATAAAAACATAAGTTTCGTTGCTCCAAATATCTATCGCACAAATACAACACAAACAAAAACGACTTTATCTGCTACAAGATTGTTTAGGTCAGATACGAATGCGAACTACACAAAAGGTAATATTGAATTTAACAACTATACGTTCTTGAATTCTTTGCCTACTGTAATCAGGAGTCGAAGCAATGAAGCTGATGCAACAAGATCGTTTACTCTGAGAACAACACTAGAAAATACTTCAGGCGCAACTCCTAGATACAGTTCGCCATTAATTGATGGTGATATTGCTTCTATGAAAGTGTTCGAGTATATTATTAACAATGTTTCGACAGACGAAGATACTTCTATAGGATTGGCTTCTTCTAAATATATCACTAAAGTAGTATCTCTTGCTGATTCACTAGATGCTGAAGATTTGAAAGTGTTTTTGACTGCATATAGACCTGCTGGTACGTCGATTGAAGTTTATGCTAAGTTGTTATCAGAGTCTGATTCTGACCCGTTAGATCAAAAGCCTTGGACATTATTTAGCAGTGAAGCTTCAAATCCGATTTCTCAGAATACAAATCGATTTGACTTTAAAGAGTATGCTTTTAATCTACCAACAAGTGTTGGTGTGACCGGTTCTGCTTTTCTTAACTCAGGCGCATTTAAATATACTGATGGCACTTTTCAAGCATCAAATTTCAGATACTTTGCAATCAAGATAGTGCTTAAAGGTGCTTCGTTCCATAGAGTACCGAGACTTCGTGACCTTCGTGCGATTGCATTAGCATAAAATGTCAGAACATAAATTTATTCGAGATGCTACATCCAATGCTATTATAAATACTGATATAGATGGGTTGCGTAGATACAAGACTCGTAAAGCAGAATCAAGAAAGATTCTTGATTTGAAGGATGAAGTAGATTCTATCAAAAATGAAATGAGTGAGATCAAAAACCTTCTCATCAAACTTGTAGAAAACCAGAATAGGTAAGAGAAAAGAATGGCCAAAGCATATACCAATGTAAACTCTACAACAGGAACTTTTGCTGGCTGGTTGAGTAAAGCAAACGAACTTTACTATGATATGTCAACGATCATAGTAACAGCAAAAGCAGTCTCTCTGGCTAATTTAACGAATGAGTCCACAACGACGGGCAACAGTTACGTTAACGGTATCTTTTCGTCTAATGAATTAGTCGTTAAAACTGCCCTTAGAGGTGGTACTGTAACAACCAGTTTTGCAAACTCGCAAACTCTTCTCATTACTTCGAACACACAAATTGGTAGTGGTTCATCGGCCGACAACTTATTCGTATACGGCGATGCAACAGTTAAAGATGACTTAAATCTTACATCAGATGGGTCAATTGTCTCATTTGGTACTAACTCTGAAATCACATTGACCCACGTTCATGATGTAGGATTAACACTAACCCATGTTACTGCTGGTGATAATCTTCCTGTTGTTCTACAACTTAAATCAGAAGAAGATGTTGTTGAGGCTAATGAAGTTATTGCTTCTCTCGAATTTGCTGCTGGCGACTCAGATGGTACAGACGGTGCAACGATTGCTGCGGGTATTCATGCAATCGCTGAAGGAGCATTCTCTGCTAGTTCCAATGCGACTAAATTGGTCTTCACTACAGGCGTGTCTGAAACTGCTGCCTCTAGCGCAACTGCTAAAGCAACACTAAGTTCTATTGGTGATTTCCAAGTCGCTGGTGATTTAGTGCTCAAAGATGGCGGTCTTATTGGTTCTGCTTCAGACTTAGATGCATTAAGCATTTCTTCTGCTGGTGTGGTTAACTTCACTGCTAGACCTACTTTTGCTGCTTCCCTAACGATTCAAGACGGTGGTTCATTAGGCTCTGCTAGTGACCTTGATGCTGTTACGATTAGTTCTGGTGGTGTAGTTGCAGTTACTGCTACAACTGTATCAACTTCAAAAACAACTGGTGCCTTAACGGTTGCTGGTGGTGCTGGCGTTGCGCTTGACCTAAGCGTTGGTGATGACCTTAGACTGATTAGTGATGCAGCGGTTCTAGGATTTGGCGCTGATGGTGATGTGACTCTGACTCACGTTGCTGACACTGGTCTGTTACTCAATAGCACAATGGCTATTCAGTTCAACGATGCAAGCCAGTCTATCAATGCGCCTACTAATGCTACTTTGAATATCAATGCTACTGATGAGATTGAACTTAACGCAACTCTCTTAGATGTTAATGCAAATATCAATGCTAGTGGAACTTACACTGGCGCTGGTCTTATGACCACTGGCGGTAATATCATTATACCTGATGCTGGAACGATTGGTTCTGCTTCAGACTTAGATGCGATTGCTATCGGTGCTGATGGTGATGTAACTTTAACACAAGACTTAGAACTCCAACATGACGCTGCTACAATATCCTTTGGCGCTGATGGTGATGTGACTCTAACCCACGTTCATAATACTGGTATCCTATTGAATAGCACAATGGCTATTCAGTTCAACGATGCAAGTCAATCTATCAATGCGCCTACTAATGCTATTCTAGATATTAATGCTACCGATGAGATTGAACTGAACGCAACTTTGTTAGATGTTAATGCGAACATAAACGCAAGTGGAACATACACTGGTGCTGGTCTTATGACCACTGGTGGTAGCATTATTATTCCTAATGCTGGAACGATTGGTTCTGCTTCAGACACTGACGCAATCTCAATCTCCTCTGGTGGTGTAGTTGCAGTTACTGCAACGACTGCTTCTAGTGCTGTTAACAACGGAGCACTAACTGTTGCTGGTGGTGCGGGTATTGCTGGCGACTTGTCTATCGGTGATGATTTAAGATTCCTTTCTGATGCTGCTGTAGTTTCGTTTGGCACTAACTCTGAAATCACATTGGCTCATGTCCATAATGTTGGACTTACACTAACCCATGTTACTGCTGGTGATAATCTACCAATCGTTCTTCAACTGAAATCTGAAGAAGATGAGATTCTAGCAAATGAGGTTATTGCTTCGCTAGAATTTGCCGCTGGGGACTCAGATGGTACAGATGGTGCTACAGTCGCAGCGGGTATTCATGCGATTGCTGAAGGAACATTTAGCGCAAGCGCAAATGCAACCAAGTTAGTATTTACAACAGGCGTGTCTGAAACTGCTGCCTCTAGCGCAACTGCTAAAGCGACACTAAGTTCAATCGGTGACTTGCAAGTTGCTGGTGACTTGGTTATTAAGGATGGTGGTCTTATCGGTTCTGCCAGTGACTTGGATGCATTAAGCATTTCTTCTGGTGGTGTGGTTAACTTTACTGCTAGGCCTACCTTTGCTGCTTCTTTGACAATCCAAGACGGTGGTTCATTAGGTTCTGCTAGTGATCCTAATGCTGTTACGATTAGTTCTGCTGGTGTAGTTGCAGTTACTGCAACGACTGCTTCTAGTGCCAATAATAACGGAGCACTAACGGTTGCTGGTGGTGCTGGCATCGCTGGCGACTTGTTTGTTGGAGATAATGTAGATATTACTGGCAATTTAGTTGTAGATGGTACTGCTACTTTTGCTGGCAGTGGTAATTTTACGGTCAATAATTCTATTGTTACAACATTGAGTGTTGTTGGCGACACAGATATCGGTGACGCTACTTCTGATACAGTTACGATTACAGCAAGAGTTGATAGTGACGTTGTTCCATCATCGGATTCTGCACGAACTCTTGGCACGGACGCCCTTCGTTGGACACACGTTTATGCTGATAATGTTCACGGCATTGGCACAACACTCACAGCATTAAATGCTAGTAATATCTCGGATGGCACTATTGCTGACGCTAGACTACCAGCATCAATTTCGTCTAACATTACAGGCAATGCTGCAACAGCAACAACACTTACAAGTCTCACTACAACAGTTACAGAACTGAATAAAGTTGATGGTGGTACTGCTGCGTCTTCAATCACTGCCGCTGGCGCAGATAGAGTTGTATACAACGATGCTGGTGCAATGAAGCAAGTTGCACTAACAACTCTTGATACATATTTCAGCGGCACAACAAAAACACTAACGAATAAAACACTTACTTCACCTTCTATTGGCACAGGCTTTACTTTTGACGGTATTACGTTTACTACTGCTCAAACAAGCGCTGAGACTTTCGCTGATAATGATACATCGTTGATGACCGCTGCCGCTATTGATGACCGTGCAGCAGTAGTAGCACAAGCAACAATTGACGCTGATAGCACTCTCATGCAACTTACCGCCGCGGCGGTGAAAACTGCCGGCGATTTAACGTTCAATGATAGTGTTGCTATCAATCTTGGTACAGGCGCTGATACTGAAATCTTTCATAGTGGTTCACATCTATACGCTGATATCAACACTGGTAACTTCTATATTCGTGACGGCACTGATAGTAATGCTACTGCATTAACATTCGCACCAACAACTGGTGCATTAACACTCTGGAATAATGATGCTAGTGATGATGGACCAACACTAACACTAAGGCATAATAGTGCATCTCCTGCTGCGACTGATGAAGTTGGACAAATATTCTTTCAGGCTGATAATGCTGCTGGTACAAATCACAGCTACGCTTATCTTGATGGTAGAATTGTTGATCCAACAACTGATAGTGAAGACGGTAGTCTAACAATCTATACTGTAACAGCAGGCACTAATAGAGCAACAATCAAAGCAGATTCCGGTGTTGCATATCTTTATAATGGTAGTAGCGTTAAACTCGCTACTGCTTCTGGTGGCGTAACGATTACAGGCACAGCGACCGCAACAACGTTTAGTGGAGCATTTAGTGGTTCTGGCGCTTCAATCACAGCATTAAACGCAAGCAATATTTCATCTGGCACTATTGCTGACGCTAGATTACCAACCACTGCTGTTAAAACGACTGGTAATCAAACTATTGCTGGAACTAAGACATTCTCATCAACGATTGCTGGGAGTATTACAGGTAGTGCTGCTACGCTAACAACTGCTAGAACAATTGGTGGAACCTCATTTAATGGTAGTGCTAATATTGCTGTAGCACTTGCTGCAACTGCAACTACGCTTGCGACTGCGAGAACAATTGGCGGCGTATCATTTAACGGTAGTGCTAATATAAATCTACCGGGCGTAAATGCTGCTGGTAACCAAAGTACATCAGGCAATGCTGCCACTGTAACAAACGGCGTCTATACTACCGGTAATCAGACAATCGCAGGCAACAAAACATTCTCTGATACAACAGACTTTAATGGTGCAGTTACATTAGATGGTGCTACAACATCCTCAACTTCATTTATAGTTGATGGTGGTTATATGAAGTTTGATGACGGTCTTAGCCTCCGCTTTGGTAGCGACAGTGATGCTGAAATCTATCATAATGGTTCACATCTATACGCTGATATCAACACTGGTAACTTCTATATTCGTGACGGCACTGATAGTAATGCTACTGCATTTACATTCATACCATCAACTGGTTCATTAACAGTCTATAATAATGACTCTGGCGCCCAAGGCCCTGACCTAATACTAAAGAATGATAGTGCATCTCCTGCTTCTAATGATGAAACTGGACAAATATTCTTTCAGGCTGATAATGCTGCTGGTACAAATCACAGCTACGCTTCCATTCAAGGTCTAATCTCAGACCCAACAACTGATAGTGAAGACGGTATTCTAACAATCTATACTGTAACAGCAGGCACTAATAGAGCAACAATCAAAGCAGCTTCCGGTGTTGCGACACTCTACAACGCAGGTAATGCTAAACTCGCTACTGCTTCTGGCGGTGTAACGATTACAGGCACAGCAACAGCGACAATATTCGCTGGTTCTGGCGCTTCACTCACATCATTAAACGCAAGCAATATTTCATCTGGCACACTTGCAAGTGCTAGAATTGCTGATAGTGCTGTAACTAGTGCTAAACTTGGTGCTGATGCTGTAACTGGTGCTAAGATTGCTGATAATGCAATTAACTCTGAGCATTACACAGACGGTAGTATTGACCTTGCTCATATGTCTGCTAATTCAGTTGACAGCAACCAGTATGTAGATGGCAGTATTGACCTTGTTCATATGTCTGTTAATTCAGTTGACAGCAATCAGTATGTGGACGGTAGTATTGATCTTGCTCATATGTCTGCTAATTCAGTTGACAGCAACCAGTATGTAGATGGTAGTATTGATAAAGTTCATCTTGCCGCTGATATCGTTGATGGAACTAAGATTGCCGATAATGCAATTGGTGCAGAACACATAGCTGCTAATGCTGTTGGTGCAAGCGAGATAGCTGCTGATGCTGTTGGAGCAAGCGAGTTAAATGTTAGTGGTAATGGTTCATCTACACAGTTCTTGAGATCAGATGGTGATGGCTCGTTTACTTGGATAACGCCGACTGATACTGGTATTACATCTGTATCAGTTGCAACTAGTGGTTCCGGTAACGTGGTGACGGGGCTATCTGTTAGTATTTCAGGTCGTGCATTAACCATAACCCAGACAAAGGGCACCGTGTCAGCTTCTGGTCATAGTCAC